ACGCAAAGATAAGCGGAAGGGGAAGGCTGAGGTGGCGTTGGTTCACGCTACGGATTGGCAGCTGGGGAAGCGCACCGTGTCGTTCGGGATTGAGACGTTGGGTTCTCGGATGGAGCAGTTCACCAGCAAGGTGTTCGAGTTGACGGAGATTCAACGGGCGCATCATCCGGTCAAGGAATGCGTCGTGATGTTCGGTGGCGACATGGTGGAAGGTATCGGCATCTTCCCAGGGCAAGCCTATGAAGTCGAAGCACACCTGTTCGATCAGTTGTTTGAGGCGTCTCGGGTGATGGAGTCGATGGTGGCTTCGTTGGCTGGGTTCTTTGAGAAGGTGCATGTGGTGTGCGAGTTCGGCAATCACGGTCGCCTCGGTCGCAAAGGCGACATGCCAGCAGGTGACAACATCGACCGCATGGCGTATCGGATCGCCTCCGAACGCACCGCCCACCTCAAGAACGTCACCTGGCAGATGTCGGGGGACTGGTATCAGATCGTCACCGTCGGCAACTACAAAGCCCTCCTCGTACACGGCGACGAAATCAACTCATTCGGTGGCAACACCCCAGCCTTCGGCATCCTCCGCAAAGTGAACGCCTGGTCAACCGGAGTCGTCGAAGACTTCCTCGACTGCTACATGGGTCACTTCCATACGCCGATGACGTTGACGATGGCGAACTCGGGACGCATCTTCGTCACTGGCTCACCCGAATCCCACAACGAATACGCTCGAGCGTTCATCGCAGCTATCGGCCAACCATCCCAACGCCTCCACTTCGTTGACCCTGTGAAGGGTCGGGTTGCTGCGGAGTACGTCGTATGGCTCGACTAGTCCCCTACAGCGTCGTTCTAGTGGAGTGGGCTGACGCTCATTGTTCCGAAGGCGGCTGGATTGACTTGGACGAATACAAGGACGATGGTGAGGTGATTGTTTCGACGGTCGGGTTTCTGATTCCTGTGGGGGATGAGGGGGCTAAGGAAGGCCATGTGACGGTGTGGCAGTCGATTGCTGATGGGGATGGGATTCACGGGTTCCATATCCCTGTCCAGATGGTGCGGAATGTTACCGTCCTTTCTGGGCTTGGGTTAGAGAACTTCATCAAATAGTTGCGTCTGTCTTACATGACGGCTAGGGTCAAAGGCATGGAGGCCAAATACCCAACTCTCACCATTCGTCTCCCACAGGAGATGCTCGATGCGCTCAGAATCGAAGCCCAGCAACACGAATGTTCGGTCGCTGAGATCGTCAAGAACGCCATCGCCTTGTATTACAAATCCGAGTACGGGCAGACAACCACCCACTAAGATTCAGGGTGGCTGATCGACCCACCTATCTTGGGTTTCGGATCGCCCGCACACCCTCCCCTCCTTGGGGTGTGCGTCATTATCGGACAACAGGAAGGACACAACTTGCGCCAACTGACTGCAAGCCTCATAGCCATACTCACCCTCGGCACAGGCATCGCCTACGCCCAAACCCCCAACAACACCCCACCCCAAGACCTTGCGCCCCTCACAGGCGTTCCTAGAGGCCTTAGAGAGCCTTCTAGTCCCACCCAACCACCCCTGCCGAAAGGGGTTCCGGCAGACGAAACGAAGCGTTGCCCACAATGGGAACCGCTCATCGCCGAATACGGCCTCCCCGTCGAAGCATTCTCCTACATCGCATGGCGTGAGTCTCGATGTCTTGAACGAGCCTGGAACCGCACACTCAACCGTGATGGCTCACAAGACCGAGGACTAGTTCAGATCAACTCCACTTGGAAGACCGTCACGGCGAATACATGTGGCACCCCATACGGGAAGATGAACGTCCTCTTCAACCCTCGCTGCAACCTGGCTGTCGCCAAATACCTGTACGAGAACGGTGGATTGAGGCATTGGAGTTTGTGACCATCCACCAGTAGCCGACATGCATGCCCTAAGGTCGAGGATGACCCTAAGGAGGGCAACATGGAAAACCCAAACCGCAACAAGCTCATCATGCTCGGCGTCGCAGTAGTTCTACTGTGGGGCTGGGCAATACTCCCACCAGCAGAAGACATCCCAGACCAAGTGAAAACCGAGTTTGACTGGGTGCTATTCGGCCTCATGAACCTCGTCGCAGTCGTGTTCGCACACATCTGGATCAGCGCACCAGCACGGGAACAGAAGCGTCGTGAGCAGTATCAACTTCGACGCGAGTTGAAAGCGGCGAAGCGTCGCCACCCAACCGCCCGATGAACGTACACATCGTTGACCTCTGGTCGGAAGGCGATCAGGTATTCAGACCGAACAAACCCGCATGGCATGACCTCGCGGAATGTCACGGTCGGCACCACCTGTTCTTCTCCGACCGCAGAGACGACATCATCGAAGCCAAACAAATCTGCCAATACTGCCCCGTCCGACAAACCTGCCTCGACTATGCGATAGCAGGTGACGAGCATGGCATCTGGGGTGGTCTGACTACGATGGAACGCCAACGCTACGTTCAAGCAAGGAGTAACAAGTGACATCCCCTCAGAAACGCAAAGGTTCCGCAGCTGAACTTGCTGTCGCCAAATGGTTGAAAGAGTGGGGTTGGGTGAATGCTGAGCGTTCCCGTGCCGGATGGCAAGACGACCGAGGCGACATCGAAGGCGTCCCAGGTGTCTGCATCGAAGTCAAGAATCAGAAACAGTTCGACATCCCAGGCTGGCTTGAAGAGCTGAGGGTTGAGATGGAGAACGCTGACGCTTGGACTGGCACCCTGATCGTGAAGCGTCGAGGCTCAATGGATGTTGACGAATGGTATGCAATCATGCCTGCTTGGGTATGGGCGTCCCTGCTCGCTGCGATTGACTTCGGCGACAACCCCAACACACCCCCGAGGAATGATTGACACGCACCTCAAAAGGTGTAAAGTTCAGAACCCCAAGATTCCCAAGCCATAAGGAGGCCTGCGAAACATGACAACCGACGACTTCAACATCGAAGAAGCCCCGAAAGATAGATGGGGCAGATACAAGATTGAGCGACCAGACGGCAAGACCGTCGGCTACACCCGAGTCACCACCATCGCCAAAACGTTGAGCGACACCGCATCGCTCGCCGACTGGAAAGTACGCATGGCGTTGACCGGAGTCGTACAACGCCCCGACCTGCTCGCACAAGCATCAACAGCGATCAGCGACCGCGACAAACTCAATCGCATCGCCAATGAATGCATCGATGCTGCTGGTGCGTACAGTCGAGCGAACCTTGGCACCGCGCTCCACGCCATCACCCAGCAGATCGATCTCGGGCTGAAGCCACAAATCCTCCCAGGCTTACAGGAAGACATCGAGACGTATCGCATCGCCACACAGGCCTATGGGATCGAGATGCTGTCCGACTTCATCGAAGTCCTCCTCATCCACGACGACCTTGAATACGCTGGCACCGCCGACCGCATCGTCAAAACCATGAGCGGAGAACTCGTCATCTTCGACCTGAAGACAGGCACCTCACTCGATTACGCGCACGGCGAAATCAGCATCCAGCTCGCTGCCTATGCAAACGCTCAATGGGTGTACGACTGGAAGACCGGCACACGAACCCCAATGCCTGAGATCAACAAGACGAAAGGCATCATCTGTCACCTCCCAGCAGGCGAAGGACGATGCGACTTCTACGAAGTAAACATCGAAGCAGGACTTGAAGCACTCCACCAGTCGCTCGCAGTACGCGGCTGGCGTAAGCGAAAAGACCTGTTCAAGCCGTACAAGTTCTCCGAAGAGAAGCGGAGGGTTGTCGAGCCTGCGGAAAGTCCGATTCCGCAGGCCGACATCACCGCCCGACGCACCTGGCTCACCAACCGCATCGTCGCCCTCCCAACCGATGCCCAAGCCACCGTGCGCCTCTACTGGCCACAAGACACCCCACGCATCGCCGACGCCGACATGGATGCACTCACCCGCATCGTCAAAATCGTCGAACAAGTTGAAGCCGAAATCGACCAACCATTCGGCGAAACCGACCCAACCCTTCCACGCACCCGCCGGAAGAAGCGTGTCACCGACACGTTTGAGGATGCGATGAGCGGAGGCAACAATGGCTGAACGACCAGCACTCCCGACGTACCCGTTCGGATACGGCATCGATGCTGATGAGGCGATCCAGCGCATCCGGCGCATCAACGCTGTCTCACAAGGCGACCCGAACAACAAGAACTTCATGGCTGTCGTCGTCGAAGAACTAGAGATGGACTTCGCCATGTTGCGTGAGATGGATTGGGAATCGTTCATGGATGCCGCTACGGTTCGCATGGCGACACTCGTGAACATCGTCAAGGACGCCAAACCATGAGCATCCTCAACGACTTCGAGGGCGACATGATGGATCAGAACCCAGAGGACAACACCTCGGTCGAGACACTCAAGTCACTCATCGCCACACTCCAAAACCGCAACCGCGCCGACTTCTACTCAGCCCTGCAATATGCGGAGCAGGGTGGCTGCGGGTTCGGTTCGGAAATCAACTCGCGTCGAAGGTTCGAGATCGCCAGAGGTATCTACTGGCTCATCACCTCAAACCAATTCGACACCGACCTGATTCGTGACCTTGCGGGGTTCGCATCAGGACTCACATACGGCAAGGTCGCGGACGGCCTCGCCAACATGAACGCGAAAGAAGCGGCACGGTTCGCTGAAGCGTGTTTCATGTTGAGCGTGAACGCCTACGACCTGTCGTATGACCCGCAAACCAGCAAGTTCCAAATCATCCCTAAAACCTCTGAAGGAGGCATTCAATGACCGACGTATTCATGAGCGAAGGCGGGAGCAAATATCCTGCCCTCAAGTTCGAGAACGTCAACGACATCCACACAGGGCGTGTCGTCGAAGTGAAGAAACTCGAAGACCGTGACCCAGACGGCAACGTGAAGACCTGGCCGAACGGGGACACCCGATTCGTGTTCGTGTTCACCGTCGAAAACAACGGTGAGTTCGGCAACATCTGGGCACGAGGCAACATGGTGAAGGCCATCCGTGAAGCAGCTCAGGCTGCGGGTCTGTCCACCATGATCGGCGCAAACCTCACCGTCAAGTATTCCGGTGACGGAGAAAAGAAGAAGGGATTCAACGCACCGAAGCTCTACAAGGCTAAGGTCGAGGCACCCAAGCCACAGGACGCATCCGTCGAACTGTGGTGAAATCGTGACAGGCAGGTGGCACCTCCCCATCCCCCCGATGCGCCACCTGCCTGTCACACCCCCACCCAACCAGGAGACAACGTGACGATCACCGACCTAAGGAACACCATCAAGTTCCTGCAAAGACTCGTCGTAGGACAGTCTGAACAAGACACATTCTTCAAGACCCTCAAAGCATTAGAAACAGAACTACAAAGGAGAACCAAGAAATGACATACGACCCCGAAATGCTCCACCAACTCAACGTGGAGAACCAGTTACGCATCAGCGAACTGTCAACCGCACTCGAACGAGTCACTAACGAGCGCGACCAGCTCAGCCAAGCCCTCCTCAGCGCAGTCGCCCAGTTGGAGGAAACCAAGACGATGCTGACGCAACTCAAGTCAGATATCTCACGCCTCCAAGTCCTCATCGCCACCGGAGGTGAACTGTGAGAATCGAAGTTGCCGCAGCCTTCCTATTCGGACTCGCAATCGTCCTCATCATCCTGGCGTCCTAACATGAACATCCTCGAAGAAGCAGACTTCCTCATCAACGGCCAACGCCAAGACGACTACGGACACCCGCTCGACGACTTCAGTCGAACCGCCAAAATCTGGTCAGCCATCATCGGCATCCCCATCACCGCAGAACAGGTCGCCCTCTGCATGGTCGGTGTCAAGATCAGCCGTGAATGCAACATGCACAAAGAAGACAACCTCATCGACGCAGCCGGATACCTCGGCACACTCCAGATGCTCATCGAAGAACAAGAACGGAGAGACAACCTGTGAGCCGTTGGAAACTTCTGCACGGCGACTGCCGCGACCAACTCGCCACCATCCCCAACAACAGCATCGACGCCATCGTCACCGACCCACCCTACGAACTCGGATTCATGGGCAAAACATGGGACGCATCAGGGATCGCCTACAACCCGACCGTCTGGACAGAATGTTTACGCGTACTCAAACCAGGCGGCCATCTCCTCGCCTTCTCCGGCTCACGCACCTACCACCGCATGGCCGTCGCCATCGAAGACGCAGGCTTCCAGATACGCGACCAAATCATGTGGGTTTATGGTTCAGGATTCCCGAAGTCAATGAATATTGCAAAAGCGATAGATAAGGCTTCTGGGTTTGATGGTGCGGTGATTGGTAAAGCAACGTCTTGGAATCGTCCTAACAGCGAAGATGGGCATCGAACGCGCATGAACACATCGCCTGGTGAGTATGACATCAAAGAATTGTCACCTGAGGCTGAGATGTGGGAGGGTTGGGGTACGGCGTTGAAGCCTGCGCATGAGCCGATTGTGTTGGCTCGTAAGCCGTTGGTGGGGACGGTTGCGGAGAATGTGTTGCGGTTTGGTGTTGGCGGGTTGAACATCGACGGCTGTCGAGTGGGTGACGATGTGGTAGCAACTCAGCATACGACGCGCCCAGCGGGTGATGCTCTTGTGGGTCGCGGTGCAAAAGCAATTGGTGTGATATCGCAGCACATAGGTCGTTGGCCTGCGAATCTGATTCACGATGGCTCCGACGAGGT